TTTAGCAAGAGACGCTTCAGGCAACTTAACACACAGCATATGGAGTAAACCATAATGGCACTAACTAGACTAGGATTGAATCAAGCAGTAAATTTATCTACCAACACTACAGGTACGCTTGGCGTAGCGAACGGTGGTACAGGATTAGCGTCTGGCACGGCTGATCAATATTTNACCAATTTACTGGTACTACAACTGTAGCTAGTTCAGCTTTATCAGGCGTAGGAAAAATTGGTCAAGTAGTGAGTGCTAATAAAACAAGTGGTCAAACAATAAGTGTAGATAGTTATACTGCTGTAACAAATTTAACTGTAGATATTACACCAACTGCAACTTCTTCAACGATTTTAATACTTATAACAATGCCTACAATTACTATTGGCGGCACAGATAACGAAGGACTTAACATTTCTTTATATAGAAATGGAAGTGCTGAATATAAATTTGGTGGTAACTGGGGTTATAATACTGGAAGTAGAGGGATGAATAATTCTTGTAGCTTTGTAAGAATACATGCTCCAAGTTCAACGTCAGCACAAACTTATGCTGTTTACGCTGAAAGGAATGGAAGTTCTAACGGAGAAATGTGTGCAAATGGTACACAAGCTACAATCACAGCTATGGAGATACTAGCATAATGACTCATTCAGAAAAAGTTTGCGCAGCGATTAAAACTTTAAAAGCTGATGCACAATATACATTTGATAAAGAGATAAATTCTCAATCTGATTTTAATAAAATTAGATGGTTAACAAGTGTAGATAATACTAATGCAGATTTTCCTACAGCTATTACAAGCACAACTTGTCCTCACGCAGAAATCACGTGGTCTTTATTTAAGGCCGAATACGATAAACTCTAATGATCTTCGGCGCAGCAGCATTTGCGACCGAAACATTTGCCCAAGGTCCTTCATCATTTGGTAGCATAATTGTTGTACCTACAGGGGTACGTGCAACCTTTGGTTTAGGTACTGTCACTGTAACTGGAAACAGTTTAATTGAAGATTTAACAGGGGTACGCGCAACCTTTGGGGTAGGCTCACTTACTATTACAGCTGACGCTAACTTCATACCAGCTGGAGTTCGTGCAACTTTTGCTGTTGGAAACACCACTGTTACAGGTGATTCTAACTTTACTTTAGTAGGTGTACGCTCGACATTTAGCACGGGAAGTGTTACAATAGAATCTAAGTATGACGTTACTGGTGTTCGTGCAACTTTTGCGCAAGGATCAGTAATTGTAACTGGTAATGCTGACGTTACATTAGTAGGTGTAAGATCTACTTTTGCTACAGGCGTACCAAAATTAACAATATGGAACGGTGTGGATGACTCTAACACAGACATCTGGACTGTAGTACCAACAGGATAAGGATAAGATGGCAGATTCACCTATATTAAATTTAAACTTGATGACTACAGGATCTAATTCTGGAACCTGGGGTAATATAACAAACGAAAATTTACAAAAATTAGAACAAGCATTAAAAGGTTACATTGCTATAGCTATTGGGGGTGCTTCTACTCAAGCATTAACAGTAGCGAGTGGTGGCACAGGAAGTGGTGTACAACAACCTAACGCAGCTTTAAAATTTACAGGATCTATGACTACAAATGTGACAGTGACCTGTGAAGCCACAGCTAACTGGTATATTATTGATGATGCTACAACTAGAAATGGTTACACATTAAGTTTTGGACCTGCTGGTGGAACTGCAGTTGCACTTGTTGCTGCGTCTAAACATTTAATTTACACTGATGGTTCTACAGCTTTCGATGTTTTATCAGACGCTGGAAACGTTAAAGCTAATGGCACATTGCAAGCAACAGGTGATGTTACTTTTAACGGAGGTTCTTTTTCTTTTAACTCAGGGCTAGCTGATAAAGATGCTGTCTTTGCTGGTGACACACAAGCAAATTTATTATTTACAGATGCAAGCACAGACCGTGTGGGCATTAACACAGCTTCTCCAACAACACAATTAGATGTAGCAGGAACGTTTAGAGCAACAGGTGCTGCTACTTTATCATCTACTCTAGGTGTTACGGGATTACTTACTGCATCTACATTAACAGCTACAGGAGATGTAGAAATAGATGGTGGTAATTTTACTTTTAATGAAACCGGCGCTTTGTTAAATGCTAGATTTGAAGGAGATAATGACGCTAATCTTTTAGTTACTTATGGTAGCACTGATCGTGTAGGCATAGGAGTAAATGTTCCTACAAATGCTAAATTAGAAATTAATCAAAACGATGCTTCATCAGCTATTTCATGTTTAAGTTTAGATCAAGATAAAACTGACCAAAACTTTATTCATTTTGAAGGAACAGAAGCGGCAGATAGTAGTAAAAGTATATCTACTTCTACAGCAGAAGCTGCAGCAAAAGGAGGAGCTATTATGATTAATGTTAATGGTTCCGTTAAATGGCTTAGATTTTACGATTCAGCTGTATAGGAGTTTAAATGCCACTTGTTAAGATGCCTTTTCAACCAGGAGTAGATAAACAGGATACGGAATATGGTGCGGAAGGTAAATGGTTTGATTCAGACAATATGCGTTTTCGGTACGGTCTCCCAGAAAAAATAGGTGGGTGGATTAAAGTAACAACAGACGCACTTGTAGGAGCCACAAGAGGAATTCTTACTTGGTTTGATAATGATGGTGATCAATATACCATTATAGGAACTAATAAAAAAGTATATGTCTATGCTGATGGTGCATGGTCCGATATTACACCCATAAGATCAGCGACTAATGCTATCACGGCTATTACTACCAACACTACAACAGGTACAGAATCTAATGTAACTATTACTAATACATCCCACGGTGCTATAACAGGTGATTTTGTTACTATCACTGGTACACCTGGAACTGTAAATGGTATAACCCAAGCACAATTATTAGGTGAGTTTGAAATTATAGATGTTGTTTCTACATCACAATATATTATTACCACGACAGGTACAGCTTCTTCCGCTAGTACAGTAACTGTAACTGGGACAAATGCTTCTTACGAAATTAATACTAAACCTGCTGTGTCCGTAGCTGGGTATGGATGGGGTACAGGCACATGGGGATTATCTACATGGGGCACATCACGTGCAGGTATTACAGGTGCTGACGCAGTTCAGTTAGACTCAGGTAAATGGTCTTTTGATAACTGGGGTGAAGATGTTTTATGTCAACAATTTAATGGTGGACTTTATTACTGGGATACATCGGGTGGTGTAAGTGTTCCAGCAGTAAAATCCACAGTTACGAATGCACCAACACGAAGTAGATTTGTTTTAGTTTCTGGTACAGATCGTTTTGTTATATGTTTTGGTACGGAAGAAACAATTGCTACTTCTTCTAGTCAAGATGACATGTTTATTAGGTGGAGTTCACAAAATGATCCTAATATATGGGTTCCTACATCTACAAATACCGCTGGATTTCAAAGACTTACAGATGGAAGTAGATTAGTAAGTGCAGCACGTTCACGTGGTGCTGTTTTAATCTGGTCAGACACAGCTTTATATCAAATGCAATTAATTGGCGCACCATTAGTTTTTGGTTTTACTCAACTAGGTGTTAAGTGTGGATCAGCTGGATTACATGCAGCTATAGATGTTAATGGAACTGCTTATTGGATGGGCCGTGATTCTTTCTTTGGATTTGATGGTAAGGTTAGTAAAATTCCTTGCTCCGTAGAGGATTATGTATTTGGTGATATTGATGAAGCATCACAAAAAGATACTTTTGCTGCTGCTAACAGTGAATTTAATGAAGTTACATGGTTTTATTGTTCTAATGGATCTTCACAAATAGATAGATGTGTTACATATAATTATGAAGAAAAAGTTTGGAGTGTTGGTACATTAGATCGTACGTCTTGGGCTGATAAAGGTGTGTATAATTTTCCTTACGCAACAAGTTATGAAGCGTCTGATACTTCCTCTACCATTACAACTATTAATGGCTTAACTGCTGGAAGAACTTTTATGTACGCGCATGAAAATGGTGTTAATGCGGATGGTGCTGCTATGACTTCTTACGTAGAGTCAGGAAGCTTTGTCATACCACAAGCAGGAGAAAACTTAATGTCTATTAGACGGTTTATTCCTGATTTTAAAAACTTAGCAGGCACT